ATAAGGTTTCTCTAATGTCTCAGCCTTTTGCCTTATCTTGTCGAGGTGGTTTAAATGTAAATTTAAATCAACTTGAAATAATGAGACAGCCTGGATTAGCTACAAAGTTATTAAACTTTGAAGTAGATCCTGATGGAGGCTATAGACGAATAAGTGGATTTAATTTATTTGGTGGAGGATCTTCAGCTAGGCCTAACTCTAGTAATCCTGTTTTGGGAATGGCTGTGTATGCAGATGGTTTAGTTGTTTGTTCTGGTACAGGTATATTTTTTAGTCAAGATGGAACTAGCTGGATACAAATAAATAAAGCTAGTGTATCTGGAAGCGGTGATAATCTAACTACATTTAATGCTAGATCTAATGATGATCGAACAGGTCAAGGTCAATGTACTTTTTCTATATTTGAAGGCACTACAGATTATGGTGATTTATTAATCTGTGATGGAGCTAATAAACCTTTCTTTTTTAGAATGACAGGTACAGGTAATTTAAATACCAGAACTTTTTTTGCAGGTGAGATTACAGTTGATGGTACAACAGCTCCTTCAGTAGGAGTAATGCACGAGAATCATTTTGTAGTAGGCGGTGCGTCTACTGCAAAGAACACTATATTTTTTAGTTCTAGTGTTGATCCTGATTCTTTTAGTGGCTCAGGCGCAGGAAGTATACAGTTAACTGATTCAGTTGTAGGACTTGCAAGCTTCCGTAGTGATTTAGTTATTTTTTGTACTAATAGTATTTTTAGATTAATAAACATTAGTGACTCTACAAATATTGCAGTTGTGCCTGTCACAAGAAATGTTGGCTGTTTAGATGGACAAAGTATTCAGGAGATAGGTGGTGATCTTTTATTTCTTAGTCCTGATGGTATTCGTACTTTTGCAGGTACAGCAAGAATTGGTGACGTAGAGTTAAGTTCTGTTAGTAGGCAGATACAAAAAGTTACTACTGCTTTAGCAGATAATATTAATAACTTTACTATTAGCAGCGGTGTTCTTAGAAGTAAATCTCAATATAGATTATTTTATACAAACACAAGTTTAGCCTCGTCAGAAGCTAAAGGTATTATAGGAACACTTACTCCTAATGGATTTGAATGGTCTGAAACAAAAGGCATACAGGCTAATGCACTTGCTTCAGGTTTAGATAAAGATGGTATAGAACAGGCTTATCATGGCGATAACTCAGGTTATGTTTATAACCATGATACAGGGAGTACATTTAATCCTGCAGGAACAGCTACTAATATGTCTGCAGAATACTTTACACCTGATTTAGATTTTGGAGATATAGGAACTAGAAAGACAATAAAATATATTAAGTTATCTGTAACTCCTGAAGGAACAATACAACCTCAACTAAATGTAAAGTATGACTTTGAGGATAATAATACTCCTCAACCTCCTACTTATGTATTAGATCACATCCCTCTTCCTGCAGTATTTGGAACTGCTGTATTTGGTACAGATACATTTGGTGCGCCTGAAAATCCTTTAGTTAGGCAAGCAGTTGAAGGAACAGGCAATACAATTTCATTAAGAATCTCTAGTGATGATCAAAGATCTCCTTATATTATAAATGGCTTTTATATAGATTATATGCCAGCAGGTAGGAAATAAATAAATGGCTAATTCATATACACGACAAAGTTCGATCTCTGATGGAGATACTATTACAGCAGCAATATTTAATAATGAATATAATCAATTATTAAATGCGTTTGCTTACTCCTCTTCTAGTGCATCTGACACAGGACATAGACATGATGGCTCTAGTGGTCAAGGTGGTAATATTGGAAAGATTGGAGACATAGACTTTTTAAATAAAGTTGAAGTAGACGGCACAAATAATAGAGTTGGTTTTTATGTTGAAGTATCTAGTAGTGCAGTAGAACAGATACGAGTACAAGATGGTGCAATCGTACCTGTTATAGATAATGATATTGATCTAGGTACAAGCTCACTAGAGTTTAAAGATTTATATGTAGATGGAACTGCTCACTTAGATGCTATCAATTTAGATGGTACTGCTATATCAGCAACTGCTGCAGAAATAAATTTATTAGATGGAGTTACATCTAGTACATCAGAGCTTAATATTTTAGATGGTGTTACATCTTCTACTGCTGAATTAAATATATTAGATGGCGTTACAGCTACTACGGCTGAAATTAATATTATTGATGGTGATACCTCTGCTACTAGCACTACGTTAGCAGATGCTGATCGTGTAATTGTCAATGATAATGGCACAATGAAGCAGGTAGCACTAACTGACTTTGAAACTTACTTTGAAGCTGCTTTAGATACAGGTACAAATTTAACTACTGTAGGTGCTTTAAATGCAGGATCTATTACATCTGGCTTTGGAGCTATAGATATAGGTTCTTCTAATCTTACAGCAACAGGAACTGTATCTTTAGGTGCGGCCTCTTTTAATGATAATAACATCACTAATGTAGGATCTATTCAGTTAGATAGTATCGCAGGAGATGCAGATACTAATAGTTCTATTGCATTTAGTGGTTCTGATGTTATTACTATAACTACTGGAGGAACTACTGCTTTAACAATAGATGCTTCTCAAAATGTAACTATTGCAGGTGATCTCACTGTAACAGGTGATGACATTACAATGGGAACTAATACTGCAGGCAATTTATTAATTGCAGACGGTACTAATTTCAACTCAATAGCAGTTGGTTCTTTATCTGAGATATCTACAGTAGCTAATGATGATGTTCTACTAGCAGTAGATACTTCTGGAGGTGGGCTAAAGAAAATATCAAGAAGTACATTAGTTGCAGGATTAGCAACCTCTAGTGCTATTGCTAATGTAGTAGAAGATACTACTCCACAATTAGGTGGAGATTTAGATGTTAATAGTAATGGATTAGTTTCTACATCTAATGGAAATATTGCATTAACACCTAACGGAACTGGTGTAGTAAGAATAGATGGTTCAAATGGTGTAGATATTTCTCAAGGAGCTGTATCTATAAAAAATGGTGGAGCGCAGTCTTATGTAAGATTTTATTGTGAAGTATCTAATGCTCACTATGCTCAACTTCAAGCTCCTGCTCATAGTGATTTTAGTGGTAATGTTATTATTACTCTTCCTGCTACAACAGACACTTTAGTAGGAAAAACTACTACTGATACTTTAACAAATAAAACTTTATCTGCACCTACAATAACAGGTGACTTAGTAGTAGATACTAATACTCTTAAAGTAGATAGTACAAATAATAGAGTAGGAATATTAAATGCTTCTCCTGATGTATCACTGGATATAGGATCAGCAACTGACTCTATTCATGTACCTTCTGGTACAACAGCACAAAGGCCAGGATCTCCTGCTGCAGGTTATTTTAGATATAATTCAACCACAGGTAAGTTTGAAGGATATACAGATAGCTGGGGAGACATAGGAGGCGGTGAAGCACAGTTTACGTTAGATACGATGACAGGTGATGGTAGCGATACTACTCTTACTATGTCTACTACTCCTGCTTCTGAAAACTCAATACAAGTAAGTATAGATGGTGTAAATCAACATAAAGATACATTTAGTTTTAGTGGAACTACACTTACATTTAGTGAAGCTCCTCCTAGTGGATCTAAAGTTGAAGTATTAGTTATATCTAATGTTGCAGCAAGTAGCACTCCTGGCGATGGAACAGTTACAGCAGCTAAGTTAGCTTCTAACTCAGTAATTACTGCAAAGATTTTAGATTCTAATGTAACTACAGCTAAAATAGCTGATGATGCAGTAACAGCTGCTAAGTTAGCCTCTAGTGCAGTAGTAACGGCATCTATAGTAGATGATAATGTAACTCAAGCTAAGATTGCAGATGATGCGGTAGGTGCAGATCAGTTAGCAGCAAGTGCAGTTGTTACAGCTTCTATGGTGGATGATGCAGTAACAACAGCAAAAATAGCAGATGATGCTATAACATCAGCCTTAATAGCTGATGATGCTGTAGTTGCTGCTGCGATAGCAGACAATAGTGTAGATATTGCTAGGCTTAATGTAAGTGATGGTAGTGCTAATCAAGTTCTTACTACCGATGGAAGTGGAACTCTTTCTTTTCAGACAGGAAAAATAGTAGGTAAAGAAACTATTTATGTTCCAGCAGCAGCTATGTATCCAAATACAACTAATGGATGTGCTGACTTAGAACAAGTAGAGTTATCTAATGGGCCTGAATTAAAATGTTTAGATTTTGATGCAAGTTCAGATGAAAATGCTCAGTTTACAGTTTGTTTTCCTAAAAGTTGGAATGAGGGAACTGTTACTTTTCAAGCGTTTTGGACTGTAACAGGAACTAATACAGGCACTGTTGCTTGGGGATTATCAGGAGTTTCTATTGCAGATGATGCTTCTATTAATACAGCTTTTGGTACTAATGTAGTTGCTACAGCTAAAGCTTTTAGTGGAACATCTAACGATATAATGGTTAGTGCTGAGAGCGGTGCGGTTACTATTGCTAACGCTGCTGTTGATACTCAAACTTATTTTCAGATTATGAGAGACGTATCTGCTGACACTCAATCAGGTGATGCCAGACTATTGGGTATTAAACTGTTCTTTACTACTGATGCAGCTAATGATTCTTAGGATTATTTGATGTTTGGATATCGAGTATTAGGCTTTGGAGTTGGAGATTCAGGAGGGATTGTAACTACTGGAGGAAATCAAGCAATAGATGGGACTACTGTATATCATGTTTTTTTAAGTAGTGGCACTTTTAATATTTCAGGCGTTGAAACTCTTGATGTTCAATACTTAATAGTAGGTGGAGGAGGGGGAGGCGGCAGCGGTTACTATCACTCTATTTGTGGAGGCGGTGGAGGTGCTGGAGCCTATAGGTATGTAAATTCAAACCAAACGCTTAGTGCAGGAGATCATACTGTTACTATCGGAGGTGGAGGAAGTGGTGGTGTTACAGGTACTAGGGGTAGTAATGGAAGCGATACTACTTTCAATAGTACGACCTCAAATGGAGGTGCTGGAGCAGGTTCATATGCATCTAGTGCAGGACAAGCAGGAACAAGTAATGGAAATGCTTCAGGTTCTGGAGGAGGTGGTGCTGGAACCTATAGTGCTGGAGGAGCTGGAGGAACCTATGGAAATAATGGAGGATATGCTACAGGAACTGGAATAGCAAACCTTTCAACTTCTGCTGGAGGCGGTGGAGGTGCTGGAGGTGCTGGTGGTAATGGAACTACTTCTTATCCTTATGTTGGTGGAGCTGGTGGAGTAGGAGAAGATTCTGCTACTGCTTGGGCTACTGCTACAGGAACAGGAGAAAATGTAAGTGGTACAAGATACTTCGCAGGTGGAGGGGGTGCTGGTAGTGTCAGTGGTCAAGCACTTGGAGGATATGGCGGTGGAGGAGATGCTGCTAATGGCATTGGAGCTGGAGGCTATGGAACTGGAGGTACTGGAGGTGGTGGCGCAGGTGCTGGTTGGTCTAATAGTGGTGGATATGCTAATGGTGGAAATGGCGGCTACGGTATAGTAATTATAAAGTACGAGTTAGCATAATGGCACACTTTGCAGAAATAGATGAGAATAATAAAGTAATTCGTGTTTTAGTTGTAGATAACTCTCAAGAGCATCGTGGACAAGAATTTTTAGCAGTAGATCTTAAGCTTGGAGGTACATGGATACAAACATCATATAATAACAACTTTAGGAAAAACTTTGCAGCAATAGGAGGAACTTACGATCCTATAAAAGATATTTTTATAAGTGAAAAACCTTTTCCAAGTTGGATATTAGATGAAAATAATGATTGGCAAGCTCCTGTTTCGTTTCCTGATGATGGAAAATTTTATAACTGGGATGAAGAAAATACTAAATGGGTAGAAGTAACATAAAAGAATTTGGAGTAAATAATGGCTTTAACTAAAGTAAAAGATGGTTTAGTTGACCAAGATTTAACTATTGTTGGAGGAACGGTAAACAATAGTGTAATTGGAGGTTCTACAGCAGCAGCAGGTTCATTTACTACATTAAGTGCATCATCTACTGTAACTATAGGTGGGACAGCTTTAACTTCTACTGCAGCAGAATTAAATATCTTAGATGGTGTAACTGCTACAGCGTCAGAGTTAAATATTCTTGATGGAGTTACAAGTACAGCAACAGAGTTAAATATTCTTGATGGTGTAACAGCTACTACAGCAGAAATAAATTATCTTGATATAACTACACTTGGAACAACACAAGCTAGTAAAGTCGTAACCTCAGACGCAAATGGTGTTACTAAGTTTGATAATGGTATTCAAGAAGAGTCAACAGCAGTAACAAGTTCTAGCAATGCAGCAACATTAAATCTACGAGATGGTTCAGTTTTTACACATACTTTGACCGAGAATGTAACCTATACATTCAGCAACCCTGCTGCATCTGGCTATGCTTCTTCATTTACATTGAAGGTTACACAAGACTCTTCAGCTAGAACTATTACATGGCCTGGCTCGGTAGATTGGGCTGGAGGTACAGCCCCTACGCTTAGTACAGGATCAGGGGATGTAGATGTATTTGTATTTATGACTGTAGATGGTGGGACTACCTACTACGGCTTTACAGCAGGACAGGATCTAACTTAATGGCTTTTCTTTCAGAAAAACTTATTTCTGCATCTGGTGGCGTACAGGAAGAAACAGATGATTCATTTTCTTTGGTAACAGCCTTATACCATTTTAATGGCTCAAACGGAGCGCAGAATAATACGTTTTTAGACTCATCAGATAGTGGACATACTCTCACGCGAAATGGAGATACTACGCAGGGAACCTTCAGTCCTTTTAGTGCAGAGGAAGGTAAGTGGAGTGTAGATGCTACATCTGGTCAATCTTTTGTAGACGTTACTAACACTAGCGGTGATTTTCAGTGGGGGACAGAAGCCTTCACGATTGAAGGATTTGTTTTTATGGCAGGGCCAAACTCTGTATATGGCCCAGTTTTAATAGATGAACGCCCTGCTTCAACAAATGGGGCATACGTTTATTTAGCAATTGATTCTAGTCAAAGACTAGTTATGTCTGTAGAAGGGGGTAGCTATTATGTTAGAACCACAGGAGATATAAGATCAGATCGCATAGGAAAGTGGACTCATTTTGCATTTGTTAGAAGCTCAACCTCAACAAATCAATCTTTTCTTTTTTGGAATGGCAATAAAGTCGCTACTGGAACAATTCCAACTAACTTCAATGCAGCTACTGTAAGCAGATTAGGAGGATTAAAATATGTTACTGCAACCAATAATCGTCTAAATTATTATTCTAACTTTAGGTTTCTCAAAGGAACTGCGCTTTATACTGGATCAACTTATACCATTCCTACTGAACCATTAACTAATATCACCAATACTAAATTGTTAACTTTGCAGTCTAATAGATTTGTAGATAACTCCAACAATTCTAACAATTCATTCACTGGAAATGGCAGCACCACTGCAATAGTTCCTTTCTCACCCTTTGCGCCTAGTGCGGCTTACGATTCAACAGTTAATGGTGGATCAGGTTATTTTGATGGGAGTGGGGATTATTTAAGACTGCCAACAAGCAATGATTTTGATTTTTCTGGTGATTTTACAATAGAGGTTTGGATTTACGTTCAGGATACATCAACTTCCAGAACTGTTTTAGGTACTTGTGCAAACATTTCAGGTAGAGGCGGTATTTATTTTGGTACAAGCAGTACTAACTTTATATTTTTCCAATACATCACAAACACGACTCTACTTACTGCTGCAATTACTCCACGTGCATGGAATCATGTAGCGGCTGTTCGCAATAGTAATGTATTAAAAATGTATATCAACGGAACGGAGGAGGCAAGCACAACATATAGTAATAGTTTTTCAGGTGATTCTGCAAATGGAGGTGTCGGAGGATTTTATTCTAATCCAGGGGTATATTATTTTAACGGATATATGTCAGACATGAGAGTGGTCAATGGAACGGCAGTCTATACATCAAACTTTACTCCCCCAACAACACCGCTTACAAAAGTTACGAACACTAAGCTTTTAGCAAATTTTACCAATGCTGCTATTTTTGACCAGACAGGTAAAACAACTGTAATGACTAAAGCAAATGCTCAACTAGATACCTCTATAAAGAAATTCGGAAGTGCAAGCCTAGAGCTTGATGGCACAGATGATCGGTTAGTTTTAAGTAACAAAAATTTAGCCCCTGTCGGCACTCGCTCTTTCACCATTGAATGTTTCGTCTATGTAAATGCTAATAAAAACTACAATGGCATTTATTCTGCGGGAACTGGTATTCAGATGTATGTCAATTCGAGTGGTAAACTCCAGTGTTGGCTCGCCAATTCAGGGGGTACTTTTTTTGTAAACGGCTTTGAGAGTACAACCGTTATTCCCACTAGCACATGGAGACATATTGCGTTAGTTCGTGATTTTTCGGCAGGCACATTAACTTGGTTTGTTGAAGGACTTGAGAAAGGACAACAAACATCAATTACAGACTCAGTTGTTGGCCTGACTACTTACTCACACACAATAGGATCTTACGAATCAGGTACTTATTCAATGAATGGATATATAGACGAGTTTAGAATTACAAACAAAGCCCGATATACGAGCAACTTCACCGCACCAACTAAAGAGTTTCCAAATCTATAGGTAACAATATGCAGATAGCAAAGATAAAAGATAATGCAGTAGAAAAAATAGGAGAACATACAGATTTGTTTCCTAATGTAAGCTTTCCTGCAACTGGCCCATCATTGGATTGGATGACAGAAAATTCTGTAATGCCTGTAACCATGAGTCGATCTTATGACAGGATGACACAGAAAAGCACTAACGTAGATCCCTATATTGAGGATAATGTTGTTTATCTTCATAAAATAGAAAGTCTTACTGATAGTGAAAAGACAGCAGCACAGACAGCAGAAACTAACAGAATAGCAGAACTACAAAGACAGGAACGAAATAGGCGATTAGCGGAGACAGATTGGATGGCTTGTAGTGATGTCACTATGAGCAACGATTGGAAAACATACAGGCAATCGTTAAGAGACATTACAACACATAGTAATTGGCCTAATTTAAAAGAATCAGGTTTGCATCCTGAAGAGGGTGGCTCAGATAAAAGTGATTGGCCTGTAAAGCCATCATAGGAATAATTAAATGAATCCAAAACAATTAGAACCAGGATCTAGTTATGCTCAGTATGATACTGATGGTGATGGTGTAGTAAGTGATGAAGAGATTGCTGCAAGTGAAAGGCTTCAACAACTAGAGATACAGAATGAAAAAGCTGATGCACAACGCAATATGTGCTGGTTTGCTCTTTGGGGTATGTTGTTGTACCCATCATTGGTATTAGTAAGTAGTTATTTAAGTCTAGATAAAGGAGCTGATATATTGGGTTCAATGAGCAGTATTTATTATATATCAGTAGCAGGAGTTGTAAGTGTATGGTTTGGTAGCCAAGCCTATACATCTAAGAATGGAAATAATGGAAAAAAGTAGAGATAAAGCCTTGGAACTAGCCTTAGCAGCTTTAGAAAGAATAGCAACACATGAGAAAGAATGTGGAGAGCGTTGGACTGAGGCAATGATAGAACTGCGTGAGTTAAAACTAGCTACTCGTAGTCATGCTCAAAGATGGGAAAAATTAGCTTGGATGGTAATAGGTACAGTTACAACTACAGTTATTGCAGCATGGGTTGCATTAATATTTAACTAACAGGTTAGACGTTATGGCTAAAAGTAAAAAAGCTTTGAAAGCATTAAAGAGGCGAAAAGAGGCCAAAGGACGTAGTCGTGTTTTAAAACAAAGGCAGGACTATACTGGTGGTGGACGAGTAAAAGCACAGTTTGGTGGTTTTATTCCTAATCTTGATATGGCAGAGATAGAGAAAAGAGCTAGAGCTGCTGCTAATAGAGCAGCCATTAATAGAGAACAAGCTGCAGGGGCAGATGCAGGAGACTCTACTGACCAAGAAGCTAATCAAACTTCAGCTACAGGGACAGATATAAGTGGTAGTCAACCTATAAGTAATCAGGTTGCTGTTACAGATCAGGCTGCAGCAACTGATACTGATCTTGCTGGAGATGATATTGTTGGAGATGCTCCTGTAGAGTTAGAAACTCCTGATCAAAGAACTCAACTACCACCTGTTCAAGATTCACAACCTACTGTCCCACCTGCTGCAACTGCTTCACCTACTGTAACTGCTCCACCTGTTGCTACGGCTGCTCAACAAACTACTGCGCCTCCTGTTACAGGTAGAGTGCCTCAAGATCAAGTTAATTTAGATAATAGTCCTTTTGATTATAGTAATCTTAATGTAAATCCTAATGCTCAGGTGCTTAATGTTAGAGTTAACGATGGCTCAGGTAATAGGATTGTTCAAGTACCTTTTGGATCTTTAAGTGCAGCACAACAACAAGATTTAAGAAATATAGCTTCTAATAATCCTGATTTAAATAAAAGAGCTGTAATAGCTTATGATTATTTAAATCGTGCCCTTGGTTTAAAAGGAGAAGAAGAAGAGAAAGAAACAACTCCTCCTAGTGAAGAAGCTCCTGATGAAGAAGCTACTATTCCAGAAGCATATAGCGGAACTTATGCAGATTTTGCAGGGCCAAAACCTACATTTGATGTAAGTGGAGCAGCACCAAATAGTAAACAGTTTGAAGATCAGCAAAGAGCAGTAACTAATTGGATTATGGCTGAAGATCAATGGAACAAAATGACTCCTCAAGAAAGGTTTGACTTCTATAAAGGATCAGCAATAGCAGGAGGTAGGCAACCAGGAGCTGATCCTGCAGAGGGTGTATTAGATAGAATATATAATGAAGAAAGAAGAAAAGACTTTAGAGTAGATGGGCCTGAAGCTTTTGAAACACAACAGACTTCTTTAGAGGGAACAGTATTAGGCGGTAGGCAATTATCAGATGTTACAGATATAACTCAAAGAAATGTAACTGCTGGTGATATATCTGCTACATCAGGTACTTTTAGAGGAGCTGCTGCCCAAGATCAAATATCAGCTCAGACTATGGAAGCCTATAATCAGGCTGAAGCTAATTACTTTGATAAGTATCCTGAAGCTAGACAAGCTATACAGGATGGTACATATAAAAATGTATTTGATTACCATGCTAAAGTAGGTATAGAACAAGGTAATACATTAACCTTTGATACTTCTAGAATTGCTAAAGCTGACTTTGATAGATTAGCTGAATCTACTTCTTCTGAGTTACAACAAACTCAAGCAGCTCAAAGAGATGCTGCAGCAGAACAAGCAGCTTTAGCTAGAAGACCTGTATTTACTGAAGATTTAAGATCTCAAATAGATCCTGTTACAGGCGAAACAGTTACTTTAGCAGCTACTCCTAATGCTGAAAAACAACAAAGACAAGCTATTACAGATGAAGTTGCAGCTCAAGGTACTGAAGCTATTATTCAAGGATCTATTGGATATGAGGCTGCAGAAAGAAGAGTAGTAAAAGGAGAGGCAGCTAAAGGATCAGCAGCTTCTATGTTATCTGAAGTTGGAGGATTACCTTCTGAGATAACAGAAGTTATTTTAGAGAATCCTTCACAAATAACAGCACAGGTAGATACACAACCTGTAGAGGTTCAAGCAGCTATAGCAGCTTTACCACAAGAAGCATTAGTATCAGTACAATTAGAGAATTTATTAGCTGGTATAGATGAAGGGACTACTCCTGCATGGGCTAGACCTGCAGTACAGTTAGTAGAGTCCAGGTTAAATGCTAGAGGATTAAATGTATCTACAGTTGGTAGAGATGCATTATTTAATGCAATTATTCAATCTGCATTACCTATAGCTCAAAGCAATGCAACAGCTTTGCAACAAAGAGCTAATCAAAATTTATCTAATGAGCAACAAGCTAATATTTTACAAGCTAATCAAGAGATGCAGCTACGTTTAACTAATGTAGCTAACAGACAAACATCTGAGTCTCAATCAGCACAGTTAGCACAACAAATTAATTTAACGCAAGGGCAGATTACTCAACAAACAGAGTTAACTGAATCTCAACAAGCACAACAAATTAGGCTTCAAAGCTTGCAGAATGAACAGCAAGCAGCTATGGCTAACTTAGGTAATGATCAGCAAATAGAGCTTGCTAATTTACAAGTTGAAGCTCAAAGGTTAGGAGCTAATCAGTCTGCAGTAAATCAAGAAAGATTAGCTGAGATGCAAGTAGCAGCTAATTTCTTACAAAAGAACTCTGAGTTTGCTCAACAGATGGAGATTGCTAATTTATCTAATGAGCAACAAATGCGATTAGCTTTTCTTACTGCTAAGAATCAAGCAGAGTCTCAGAACTTAACAGCAGCTCAACAAACTGAATTAGCTAATTTAAATAAAAATCTTGAAGTAAATAAAATTAGTGCTGGGCTTGCTCAACAAATGGGATTAGCTCAATTAAATGTAGATCAACAAGCAGCTATTAGAAATGCTGCTACTGTAGCTAATATGGACTTAGCTAAGTTTAGTGCTTCTCAACAGATAGAACTTGCTAATAGTAAATTTATGCAAACATCTACATTACAAGATTTAAATAATCGACAACAAACTGTTATTAGAGATGCTACTTCTTTGGCTGCTATGGATATGCAGGGAGCTGACTTAACCAGTAGAGCTAGTATTGAAAATGCTAGAAACTTTTTACAAAGAGATTTAGCTAATTTAAGTACAGAGCAACAATCTTATATTTTAGATTCTCAACAAAGGCAACAAAGAATATTAACTGCAACTGCATCTGAAAATGCTGCTATTCAGTTTAATGCTACAAGCCAAGCTCAAACAGATCAGTTTATGGCTAATTTAGGTCAACAGTTAAATTTACAAAATGCAGCACAACAAAATGCGATGGAACAGTTTAATGCAACAGAAGCTAATCGTATTGCTGCATTAGAGGCAGGTAATGATTTAGAAGCTGCAAGATTTTCTGCACAATTAAATAGTCAGATAGATCAGTTTAATACACAGATTGAGTTTCAAAGAGATCAATGGAATCAACAAAATTCTCAAGCTGTAGAGCAATCTAATGTTAACTGGAGAAGACAAGTTAATATGGCAGAGACTGCAGCTACTAATGCAGCAAATCAGTTACAAGCTCAACAGTTATTTCAATTATCTCAACAGGAACAGTCTTTTTTATGGCAACAGTTAAGAGATGAGGCTAATTATTATAGACAGCAGTATGAAAATGAACAGCAACGTAAAACTACATTGTATGCAACTGCATTAGCTAATGAAGCTGAAGACTCTACTAGAAATATAAGAAATACATTTGGGATGATAGGAAATTTATTTACAACAGCAGCAGCAGCTATAGCTACAGACCAACAAACTCCAACTGGATAGATTAAATTATGGGAATAATTAAAAAAATATTTAAAGGCATTGGTAAAGTCTTTAAGAAAATTGGTAGAGGTATTAAAAAAGCATTTAAAGCCTTTGGTAAGTTTATGGGGAAGATAGGTTTTGTTGGTCAAATGGCAATGATGTTTTTATTTCCTGCAGGTATAGGCAGTATGTTTATAAAAGGGCTAGGGGCTTTAGGAAAAACATTAGCAGGTGTAGGAGGAGTAGGTGGAGGTTTATTTTCTAAAGCTGTTCAAGGTGTCGGTAAAATATTATTAAAAGCTAGAGATTTTGCTGTAGGAGCTAAAGCAGGATTTAGTAGTCTTACTAATGGTATTAAAGAGTTTGGTAAGACAGCATTAAGTAAAGTAGGTTTTAATATTGAAGGAGCTGCTACTAATTTCTTTGGTGAAGGAGAAACAGCTTTTTCAAGAACAATGGATGGTTTCTCAGAAGCAGGAGATATTATAAGAGGTATAAGAGATAAAAGTTTTACTGTAGCTGCAGAAAATGGTTTAAATATAGATGAATTTAGTGACCAAATGGGGATAACTAAAAAAGATTTATTTAAATTAAATCCTGGCTTAGAAGGAAAACTTACTAATGGTATAACTATACCTCAAAATACTTATGTTAATTTAGATTTAGCGGAAGGATCTTTATTAGGATTTGATCCTGAAGCTTTATCAAAGCTTAATCAAGAAGCAATAGCAAGCCAAGCTGTTACTCCACAAGGTACAGGTTTTAAATATACAACAAGAGCTGGAGGAGGTTTAGATTTTAAAGATGCAGTAACAGAAGGACAAGTTGATACATCTGGTATGTATTCAGGTACACAAGCAGTTACTGATGCAGCTACACAAGAGTTTAAAGATCAATCTCCTTACTATTTTAATGAAGCTCAAGCTGTTCCTAAAACAGTAGATGCTACAAAAGATCAAATGACTGGGCCTTTTGAAGCAGAAGAAGCAATAAAAACTAAAACTCGTACAAGTGTAGAAATAGCCCCTGTAAGGCCAATAAGAGAGAATACATTTTCTTCAAGGTTTGCAAGAGCTACTAGAGGGTTAAGACCTGGAGAAGTCGGGCTTGTAGAATCAGTAAAGAACTGGCAAAACTTAGCTAGTCCTTTTATAGGATCTCCTGAAGATCCAGCTTTTAACCGAACTGGAATGGGAGTTATTGATGTAAGTTCTAATATTGCCCAATATACTCCTGAACCTCTTCCTAACTTTGCACAATCTATGTTTGGAGGAAATATGTTTGGTAGTCCTGCCTTAATGGAGCAACTACAATACTATGGCCTCTATCGTCCTGATACTATGAGGGCATAAGGACAAACTAATGGATAATGATAAAGAATTAATTGATTTTCATAGTCGTTTAGATAGGCCTATACCAGGAGAAGGATTAACAAGTGATCCTAAGTCTCCTTGGCCTTGGGAAAAACCTCCTGTTTATGTATCTGTAATGAGAGCTTCTGAACACATATTTGAGAAACTAACAGATGAAGAATTACATACTGTTGTATTAGATGCTATGGAAGATGATATACCAGTAATGGATATTACTCGTTTTATATTATTTCAAGGATTTACAGAAGGTTTATGGAACGCTGATTTATTATTATTACTAATAGAACCTACTGCTTATATGTTAGTAGCACTAGCCGAAAGAGCATTAATAGAACCTGTAGTATATAAAGAAGAAGACCAAGACGAATTGATTGATAGGTCTAATATAGCTACTAATGAAGAAATGATAGATGGTTTTAAACAGTATTCTGAAACTAAAGAGATGCCTAAAGGAGTTTTAAGCGAAGAAATTATTAGTAAGATTGAAGAGCTACCTGAAGGTAGAGCAAGTTTATTAGATAGGCCAGCTAGACCTAGACAGGAAAGTTTACTTGAAAGGACGGCATAATGGTTGAAGGTATAGATAAATTAGGTCAAAGCTTATTATCTCAGCAAGCTACTAGAAGGCAGCAAAGAAGAGATGATTTTAGAGCTAATCAAAAAAGAGAGAGAAATCAAAAGTTATTTAATGCTGCATTAGATGCAACTAATGTTATTTTACGAAATAGGCATAATGATTTTTATGAAACTGAAAGTGCTAGATTAGCTAAAAGATTAACTAATCGTGTAGCTAAACAACGATTAATTGCACAAGAAGAACAAGACAAAATAGATACTTTTAATGGAACTGAACTAGAATTTCATGAGAATGAGTTTAGAAGATTATTCGCACAAAAGAATAATACTTTAAAAGATCAAATTCCTGGCTTTGATACATTTGATGAACCAGATCAAACTCTTATTTTAGAAGGCACTGATCCAAATGCTATTTATGATCCTGAAAAAGATAATGCTACTGCAGCAGGTCTTTTTAAGAAACTAGCTTATGACAAAAAAGAAGCAAGAAGATTAATGCTAGAAGGATTTACTACTGAGGATGGTAGAGTAATAAAAGGCTTAAATGATTTAGATGAAGTTACAGCTTACGATGCTTATAAAGAAAGCAATCCTAATTCTAGGAGTGCAGGAGAGGCTATTTTAAATTTCTTTAGAAGATCAGGATTTGATAAATCTGCTGATGGTAATGTTGCTAACTTATCTAAATTAAAACTAGATGCAATTAAAAGTAATGATCAGATGTTAACTGCCTTGATCGGTAAGAGACAGGCAGGTATGGATTTTGATGCTGCTGTTAATAGTGTAATGAAGGATACAAGCTATTCTCCTATGGAGAGATTAATAGAGACTCCTAAGATAATTGATCAAACTATTACTTCTCCAGATGGTAAATCTTCAGTAACTTATAAAGTTTTAAGTAAATTAGTGATGAGAGAAGGAAAAGTTGTTCCTATTTTAGTTCCTTTAACTAATCAACAAATAGGAACAGATGGTGTAACTCAAGCAGATGTAGATAAGTCTCAAGCTAATGCTTCAAATTATATTAGATATGCTCCTGTAGATTTAAAAGATCGAATAGATCCTAATACAGGACTTGTTTCTAGCTTTCAAAGAATAGATGCGTTTAATATCCAAACAGGTACGTTTATTAATTCTAGTATAGTAGAAACAACTAATCCAGAAACAGCAAAGGTTATAGCTTATCCTAATCCTAGCAATTTAACTAAGGAAGCGATTGCTAGTAATTTTGCTGAATATCAAAATATAGCTCAAGATATGAATGTTAAAATACTTGATAAAGAAACGCCTATGGAATATTCAAGTATTTTAGATAATAGGAAAGTAAAACCAAGTAATACAGAACAATTAAAGACTATTAAAGATAATTTAGGAATTAAATATGCTCTTGCTAAAAAACGAGTAGATGTTGAACTTGCAGGTACACAATTTACTGATGTTCAAAAACAACAAATAGCTGCTTCTGTTTTATTAGTAGATAAATATGCTAATTCTTTTTTACAACAAAAATTTGATGATAGTGCAGGAGGATCAAAAATATTTAAAGATCTGTCTCAAGACGAAATTGATCCTGGCAAAATGTTACTTGCGATAGATTATGCTTTTAGTACAGGAAGGTTGGCTGATTTTGCAGATGGTACAACTCCTTCTGTAAGATCAGTAGGAACTTCTTTAGAGGCTTATTTTCAAAGTAAACGAGGTGATGATTTATTTAGAATTGGCCCAGACGATTTAGAATCAAGAGCTAAAGAAATTTATGATGCAGGACAAAAAACATTAATAGAAAATCTACATAGAATAATAAGTAATCAAGTAGGAGGATCAGAACAGACTATTTTAGGCGGTGTTAAACTTAATGAAAACTCTCCTACATTATTAAATATTTTATTACGAGATCTTCCATCTTTACCTCCTTCTAATATAAGAATAAATCGTGGAGAAGTAATAGTAAGGCCTATTCAAAGAGAACAAAAAGAAGAACCTTCTAATACAAGATCTATAACTGTAACTCCTCAAGGTATTCAAAGAGGCCCAGAAGATAGTCTATTAAGAGCTAATATTCCTGATTCTGTTGAAGACAAAGTAACTTTTGTAAGTCGAATATTTAAAGATAATCCTGATGAAACTATGTTTATGAAAAGGCTTGTTAATCAAGAATCTTTATTTGGTAAAGCAAAAGGCACTTATGAAATTTCAGGAAAAATGGGACAAAGAGGAAGTTATGGAGTAGCTCAAGTTGATGAAGTAGCTTTTAATGCAGTTAAAAATAAACTACTTAATCCTAAAAGTAGTCTTAGTAAATATATTGATCCTTTTGAAAAAGCTACTGGTATAGATTTAACTACTGTTAACTATGAAGATTTAACAAATGATACTTTATCTATTGCATTTGGTCGTATGTATTTAATGCAATTAACAGAAGACCCTATCCCTAGTTCTAAAGAAGATCAAGCTAAGTATTGGAAAACTTACTACAATACTAAAGCAGGGAAAGGAACTGTTAAAGAGTTCTTAAATACTAATAAGGATCTTTAAATATGGTTGCTTTTGTTTCTGATGACCCTAATGTAAAGATGAGTGTTAGTGAATTTAACGCTAATCCAGAAGTTAAAGAGTTATCTAGAATAGTTCATAGTTATCTAAATGAAAATTTAGCTCCAGGTACAGGTCTTTTAGGTATAAAAGAGACTGATAAAGAAATGATTTCTAAACCCTCAGAATCTATTAGGGATGAAATAGGTTCTCTTAGTACCTTTGCTGCTAGAGCTGCTGCAATCCGTAATGCTCCTGAAAATGTTAAACGCTCTTATGCTAAGTTATTAGATATTTGGAATAATAAAACAGAGATTAAAGGTATAGGAGAAGGACTAGAAGCAACTAAAGACTATGCTATAGATATATTTACTAGCCCTGAAACATTTTTGACATTAGGAAACATTGCAGGGACAACTGCAGCTAAAACAGCTATTAGAGCATCTATTGCTGGAGGAGCATTTGGAGGCACTCAAAATTTTGTAGAACAATCTAGAGATGTAGAAATAGATAGAATTGATGATATATCTATTCCTGAAGTAATTGGTTCTACTGCTTTTGGTGCAGGTGTAATGGCTCCTATAGGTTATGCAGGACATAAATTTTCTAACTTTATAAAAACTAGAGATCCTAAAAAAGTTACAGAAACAGAAGCACTAGAGTTAGAAGCTAAAACTGCTGTAGATGAAAGAATAGCAATTAGTAGTAATGATCCTACTAAACCCGACATACAAGAATCTGAAGTTGATTTAATCCGTGATAGATACTTAGAAGCTACCAGAGAGAAACGATTAAGAGAATCTATAGGTGAAGGGCAGGATAAGGATTTTGTAAGAATACAAACAGATCCTAGAGCAACTCCTGAAGAGGGGCCTTTATTATTTGGATCAGCTCAAACTAATATTACTGATACGACAGAAGATATAATTCAAGGAAGACCTTCTAGAGACTTACCTTTACCTCCTGAAGTAATTGAGTTTAATAAAAAACATGGTGGTGCAGGAACAAGAAGCAATCAAGAACTTGATGACATTATTAAGGGTACGTTTACAGAGCTTGAAGGAAGAACAAACCAACAAATTAATAATGCACTCACTTATAATTTAAGTCGTTTTGCTAATAGATATGGAAGTTGGGCTATATTTAAACCTGCTTCTGTCTTAGATCCTTTTACTAAAGGTTCTGATTTAGCTAAAAGTCTACAACAAAAGTTTAGATACGATGCTCAAAGATCTTTTACAGGGCCAAGAGAATACGATAAACAAGACTTTGGCGAAGTATTTAAAGAAACTTTAGGTGGGTACTATGTAAATTTTAAAGATGCATTGCATCCTATCCAAAATAGTATCTCTGGCAAACTAGAGCAATCCATGAATGACCTAATAGTTAGGGGCATTAGAGATGGTGTAAATTTATCAGAGTCTACTACTGCTACTAAAGTAATGAGCGATATTACAAATCTTTTAGATACCATAGGAGATAGGCTAGTTACTTCAGGAGTAATTAATAATAAAAATGAAGCTAATTATTTTCCTAGATTATGGAAAAGAGAAGCTATAAAAAATAATAGAGAAGCATTTGAGCGTAAATTAATAAACTCTGGGGAAGCAAAAGATGCTGTAGAAGCCACAGAGATTACTAATAGTATGTTAGATATAGCAAACCAATTAGATGAAGGAGCATCAGGAGGAGCTAGTTTCTTTTATAAACGAGCTTTTACTAAATTAAAAGACAATGATTTTGAAGAGTTTTTAGAATCTGACTTAAATAGCGTGATGCTTAATTATATATCTCAAACATCTAAGCAAATTGCTAAAAGAGAAGTATTTGGTGTTTCTAATGCAGATGAGTTCGTTAATTTTTATGTTGAAGGTATTGCAAAGCAAATGGCTAAAGCAGGTAAAACCTTAACTAAAAGAGATAGGCAATCAATATTAAATGTATATAGGCACGCTACTGGTGAAGGGCTTGATAGTTTTGGATCAGCTCAAGGACTAATAGATACTTATAGCACTCTTAATAGAATGGCTTACTTGCCGTTAGCTACTGTATCTAGTTTAACTGAAATATTAATTAATGTAGCTAAAGCTGGCCCTACTTCATCTATTAAAGCATTAGGTAGTGCATTAAGTGAATCTAGAAAGACTATACAAGATCAAACAGTAGATAATCTAAAACAATTAACTGGTAAGCGAAGTGGATTAACAGAAAGAGAAGCATGGAGAGAGCTACAAGAGTTTGGAATGGTGCTTGATCCTATCCTAATGGATACAGTAGAAAGGCTTTCTGGATCTGGTATAAGAAACCAAAAACTTTCTAAAGCAAATAATGTGTTCTTTAGAGCTACATTTCTAGATCAATGGACTAAGTTTGTTCAACTTGCTTCTTATAAGTCAGGTAAAGATTTAATTACTAATAATCTAAAAGAGATTAATAAAGTAAAAGGGCTTTCTGACTCTAATCGTATTCGCAATATGAAAGAACAATTAAAAGAACTAAATGTTGATATTGATGAAGGATTAAAGTGGGTAGATTCAGGAGAATCTATAGATGATTCTTTCTATAAGAATATAAAAAGAGGGGCTGCTAGATACACTAATGAGGTTATATTAAATCCTACTAATGAATCAGGATTAAAACCTTTTCTTCAAGCTGCCCCTAGAACAGCCATACTTACTCAGTTTCTAGGCTATCCAGTTGCATTTACTAATACTGTTTTAAAAAATGCAGCTAAAGATATGATTAGAAATCCTACTCAAAATGCTCCTAAAGTATTAGCTGCAGGGCTAATAATGACCGAAATGGCTAGATGGACTAATTGGGCTAGAACTAGAGGAGAGTCTGAAAAGTATAAGTCTACAGAAGAGATATACTTTGATGCAGTTCAAAGATGGGGAGGCAATGGTATTGTCTTTGATATGATGCAGAGAGGTAGTGAAGCAGCTAAAGTTTATCAAGATCCTGTAGCTGGTTACGCTTCTGTTCTAGGGCCAGTAGGAAACGATATTTTTAAATTAATGCGTACAGGTAATCTTGTACGACTAATGGGTGAAAAGATTCCTGGCTATGGTGCATTAGGTACACTATCCCCCGAACTAAAAGCAGACTATACAGAAGCATTATCTGATGCTAATAAGCTTTATAAACAAAAAGCACTAGAACTTATGGGAGCTGAAGACAAAGCAGAACCATTAAGACCTAGCTATGCCGAAGGAGGATCAGTTGGGCCTATTGTAAAAAATGTAGCTAATGTAATTGAAGAGCCTCAAGAACGAATTAATCCTTATACAGGAGAACCTTATGATGTAACCGCAGGTTCTTTTAATATGGATATAGAAGATAGAAATAATCCTGAAGATCCTTTAAGGAGATTAGGTTTTGTAGTAGGAGGAGCAGCAAGAGTAGGGAATGTAATAAGAGGTGTAGTTCAAAGTCCTTTAAAAAATCTTTTAGAATCAAGATCAGAAGCTTATCCTAACTATAAAAATTTAGTTGCAGCCGAATCAGAAAAAGAACTTACTAGATTAGCACAATCTCCTGTAGGTATTCCTAGAGTAGTTGAAGAAGTATTAAGAAAGAAAACACCTCAACGATTAAGAGAAGTTCTTGAAACAGAATTTAGTCCAACAGAGAAATTAGCTTTAGAAAAAATATTAAAGAAAGTTCCTATGGTAGGGCCAGGAAAAGTAAAAACAATGTCTAAAGAAGAACATACTAAGTATTCTTTAGTTAAACGTCCTATTTATAGAGGAAGCAGCACTGGTTTAAATACTTCTTTTGATTTTAGATTTTCTAATCCTTTAGAAATTGGGCCTCACTTTGGATCATCTATTCAGGCTCAACAGATTATTAATCATGATGCAGTACAAAAAGCTAAGTATCTAAAGATGATTGGAAAAAATGACTACATTACTCCTAATTCATTGGCTGCAGGTAAACAAGATAAAAGAGGAAGGTTTGCGTATGTAGTAGAAAGCTATGATGAACCTGTTTCTATGACCAAAGGATATATAGACATAAGAAGTCCTTTAATTTTTGATCAAGAAATAGCGACTACTTTTGATGATCTGCGACCTCAGTGGTCAGCAATAAATGTATTTAAAGATCCTGAAGCTTATGAAATTATTACTCAACAAGCTATGAGTAAAGTAGGATCTAATAATAAATCAAATATAAAAATAGGCGATTTAGTTAACGGATTAAATGGATTTAATGAAAAGATTGATCAATTTTATAGATACTTTGAAAAAGCAGTTAAGGCTAATCGCTCAAAAATAGGAAAAACATTTAATATTGAAATACATGAAGCTAACTTAAATTTAGAATTTGTTAAGATGTTAAAGCAGCTTGGATTTGATTCTATTAAATATAGGAACCAAGTAGAAACACTTGCTAAAGATAGAACTAAAAAAGGGGTTATGTCAGAAAAAGAAGAGTCTTTTATTCTATTTGAACCAGAGCAATATGCGATTGCTTATGGAGAAAAGGAAGTATGAAAGAAGCCTCTAAAGAAAATATATTTGAACAACTAAAGGTAGATGAAGGCATTAAATATGAATCTTATTTTTGTTCAGAAGGTGTGCCTACATTTGGTGTAGGGCATAAGATACTAGAATCAGATCCCGAATGTAATATGCCTATAGGTACTCCTGTAAGTGAAGATAGAGTATGGGAAGTCTTTAAAGATGATCTTGCTATTGCAATTAGTGAATGTGAAGTATTATTTAGTCAAGATACTTGGGAATCTTTTCCTGATGAAGTACAGGAAGTCTGTGTAAATATGATGTTTAACCTGGGTAGGCCTAGATATAGTAAGTTCTTAAAACACATAGCTGCTTTACAAGATCACAACTGGTCTTTAGCAGGGGCCGAAGCTAGAGATAGCAAGTGGCACTCACAAGTAGGAGATAGGGCTGAACGTCTTTGTCTAAGATTAGAAGCTCTATAATGTAAATGTTTGCAGAATTAGCTGCAATCACTAGCGCAATCAGTGCAATCAACCAAACTATATCCACCTTTAAAGAGGGCAAGGCTAATGCTCAAGATGCTGCTGCACTCTTAGGAAAATTCAGTAATACTGCTCAAAGGCTAGATGATTGGGAAAGAAAAAAGAAACTTAAACGTCCTCTGACCCCTAAAGAAGCAATGGATCTCTCCATAAAACGTAGGGAAATCAAAGCTGTAGAGAATAAAATTAAAGACCATCTAATGATGATGGGAATGTCAGATGTTTGGAAAGATGCAGAGCGTATTCGTAAACAATCAGAAAGGGATCATCAGCAATATCTAAAAAATATACAGAAAAAACGTAAAGAAAGGCAACAAAAAATGAAGGATCGTCTTGCTGTTCTCTTTATTGTTTTTTCTATATTTTTTGTAGGGTGGGCAAGTTGGTACATTTATGAAGCTGTTATGGAACGAAGGATTGATTCAGCTAAACAAAGATTAGAACAAGCTAAAGAACGTCAACGTAACATGAGAAAATGTGGTAGATATAAATGCTAATGGCATTTTTATTAGTAGTAGTTGTAGACGGAGAGGTTGTATCAGATAATGGAATGTTATTTAGAGATGTATACAGATGCAATGTATTTGCAAGTGCAATAGAGCAAGGTAAATGGAGTCCTAATGATAGACCTTACTACCGTCAAGAAAATATTACAGCCTATTGTGTTCCTAAAAGGGTTTCTAACAAGCAATTCATCTACAAGTAGGAGTGGTTCTATGGGGAAAATTACTGCAGGACTTGGTGTAGCATTAGTAGTTTTAGCAGGATCATTCAAACTTTACTACGATAAAACTGAAGCAGAAAAAGAACAAATGGCCTTACAATTAAGGCAATGTGCAGATAATCAATTATTATTAGAGAACAGTATTAAAGGTCTTAATGAACAAATATTACAGGCTGAAGAAGATAAAAAGATTACATTCCAAAAGATTAATTTACTACAAGAACAAAATAGAAAATCTCTTGAAGAAGTTAATAACCTTAAAAGTAAATTTGATAAACACAATATGAATATGCTTAGTTTAAGAAAGCCTAAGCTTATAGAAAATATTATTAACAAAGGAACTAAAGGGGTCTTGAATGACTTTGAAACTCTTACCACTCCTGTTAGTAGTAGCCAGTAGCGGTTGCAGCTTAATAGGTAACAAGCCTTATACACCTGAAGTAAAGGCAGTAGAAGTAGTTACTATTACTAAACCTGCTGCTGTATATCATCCTCCTCTTCCCAATAGAATTAATACCAGACCTGTAGAATGGAGAGTTTTAACTCCTGCTATTATGGATGAGTACCTTACAGACTTGAAAGAAGGCAATGCACCTACTAATGTATACTATGGTGTAAGCCCTACAGGGTATGAGAATCTATCTATTAATATGGCAGAGATTAAAAGATACATTCGTCAGGTACTTTCTATAATCACTTACTATAAAGAACTAGATGAGGAACAAGATGCCAGCAAAGAAGAAGTCATCAACAAAGAAAAAGAAGAGTAGAGTTAACGAGGCAGGTAATTACACCAAACCTACTATGCGTAAGAACCTATTTAATAGAATTAAAGCAGGTTCAAAAGGAGGCAAGCCTGGACAATGGAGTGCGAGAAAAGCGCAGTTATTGGCCTCTGAATATAAAAAGAAAGGTGGAGGTTATAAATAATAATGGCTGATCCAAAGAAAGGTACAGGCAAGAAACCTAAAGGATCAGGACGTAGGCTTTACACTGATGAGAATCCTAAAGATACAGTTAGGATTAAATATGCTACTGTTCAAGATGCTAGAGATACAGTTCGTAAAGTTAAAAATATAAAAAAACCTTTTGCTAGAAAAATACAAATACTTACTGTGCTAGAACAAAGAGCTAAGGTAGCTGGTAAAAAACAACAAGCAGCCATAGCTAAACGTGGTAAAGAAGCCCTAAGAAGGAAGCGTAAAAATGCCTCTTAAAAAATCTCAACGATCTCTAAAGAACTGGACTAAACAAAAATGGCGTACTAAGTCTGGTAAACCTAGTGCTAAAACAGGAGAAAGATATTTACCTGAGAAAGCCATCAAAGCACTTAGCGATAAAGAATATGCAGCTACTACTAGAAAGAAAAGAGAGGATACCAAAAAAGGTAAACAACATTCTAAGCAGCCTAAACGTATTGCTAAAAAGACTAGATCCTATAGGAAGAAAGGATGAGAGAAGAATATAAAAAAGGTGGTAAGTCTAAACGTGATCCTAGATTAGTTAGGGCAGGAGTAAGCGGCTATAACAAACCTAAAAGAACTCCTAACCATAAAACTAAAAGCCATGTAGTTGTTGCTAAGGTAGGAGATAAGGTAAAGACCATACGTTTTGGTCAGCAGGGAGTTAGAGGAGCAGGTAAGAATCCTAAAACAGCAAAAGATAAAGCCAGGAGAAAGTCTTACTATGCTAGGCATAATGCTCAAGATGCCAAACCTTCTAAACTTTCAGCTAGATATTGGGCGCATAAAGTAAAATGGTAGACATATTATAGCTAATGTGGTTATATGCTTATAACTTAGTGGATTCTGCGTAAACTCTAAGTTTTTTTCATGATGATAAGACCAAAAACTTTTGACACCTTAAAGTTTTCAAGGAACATCTTTCCCCTCAGATGTGGTCACAAAGAGGGGATTTAATGACTACTGTTCTCTATCTAATATCCCTAAACACTTGGTATGTATTTGAAACCTTTACAGGTGATTATCAAATAGATGAGTGTCAAAAATTAAAAACCCATATTCAAACTAACTTTGATGTTGAAGCTACTTGTATATCTAGATGGAATGATTTATTACTACAAGATAATAAGCTTTATTAAGTTAGTTTAGCTAATAGGTATCCACTTAAAAAACCAATACAGAAGATAAGTTCCATTAATCTTTATAGGCTTCATTCTTTTTGGTATCAGGGTCATCAGCAATAAACCTACCTTTATTATCTCTAGCTCTTTTTCTTTTATCTTTAATTTCGTCAATGCCTTCAGACACAGTGTTCTTTACTTCTTCAACAACAGCTTCTGCTTTTTCTTTAATGACAGGTTCGGTAAATAATTTTTTAAGCCAACTAAAAAATGACATATATCTCTCCTTTAAGTTAATAGGTGTGGCAGTTGATAAGATTGATGGTTAATGAACCTACATACATTAAGGTCTGTTGCGCCATACTTCATCTTATCTTTTGCATCGATGCTGCCACTCACCGACCAAGGAGATCATCTAGCCATGTACGAACTAGACATCCCGCAACAGCTTTGTTACTCTTTGCGCCCTAAATAAATCCCCTATCTTTTATTAACTAAGAGTTCTAACACGATATGCGAGTTAGGTAGGGGTTTTATTTTTTTCTTTAACTAATAGTTTGTCCCTATACCACTGACTTTTATTAAGGTCTTCTATTCCATTTTTATTAGGGTATCTCCAATCATACTGCATAATTGTTCCCCTCAAAAATCCAATAAACTCTTCTGGAGTTAGCATAGCTTCAATAGCATCTATACACTCAATGGTATCTGTCTTGTAATGGCTAGGATTAATTTTATCCTCTACTATTGAGCCATCAAAAACCTTTGTCACTTTTTCCTCCTTCCGATTACTTGCATTATAAGCTCTATCCCATGCTTCAGGCGGCTCATTATCTATACTTATTTTAATATCTGTTTCAGGAAGATTATCCTGCCACCTACTCATTCTACCTCCAATATTCTTTCAGGATCTTCTTCTAACTGAGAAGTTTCGTCTATCCACTCTTTAGGGATACTATGAGAACTAAACCATCTAAACCCATTAGCTTCAGCCCACTCAGAATGAGTACGCTTGGTTCCATCTTTACGTCTTTTAGCTTGAGGCATAGGAGCTGTAGGTTCAGCAAAAAGAAAGACTAACTCAGTATCTTCAGATAAATACTTCTTAATCCAGGTATATTTACTATACTCAGCATGATCCCAAAACCTTCCTTTAGCTTCTAGTAGGATCTTCTTTCCATCTATATGCCTAATAAAATCAGGGTAATATTTATGATCAACAGTATAATCAAATGTTTCAGAGTGAATACTCCAATCTTTTAATATACTGGTATGAAGAAGATACTCCCAATTAGAATCATATCCTTCCACACTAGATCTATCATTAGGTCTAGGCACTCGTTTTTTTCTATAGCCTTTTTTAAAAGCTATACCATTTCCTCTAGTTTTAGATCTAGATTTATTGGCTGCTTGGCTTTTATTAACTGTTTTAATTTTTTCACCGCCCATTTTTGTGTATAGAAATTAGCTTTCCTTGTAGTGTTATCTACAAAGTAAGGATCTTTTGGCAAGTAGTTAGCCAGCATAGGATCATTAATATCTGCATCATTGTTGGTGTTTCTTACAATCCATGCTTTTAATAAATAATTAGCTGTTCTTCTTAGCTTCTTTGCTTTTTTACCATTCATATATTTCTTCTACTTTAGGTTCTGATTTAACTGTTGCTAGGAATAGTGGGCCTTTAGCATAGTTAAATACTCTAAGGCCTTTACCATCATTAGAATCTTTGTAGCACTCTCTTTTAAACTCACAGTAACCACAGTTCTTGTTAATTTTTTCATTACCTTTTTTACCTTCAGGCTCTGTAGGGAAGCACTTGTCAGGAAGTATTTCACCGTCTAACCAATTCTTTACACTATCAACCATCATAGGTACATCTGGTTTATCAAAGTCATCTGGTTTATAAGTACAAAGCTCTCCGCTTTCTTTATCTATTACTAAGAAATAACTATCATTAGTTTTTTCAGCGTGTTCGTAAGCTGATAGTTGAGAGATGTAGCCAAATGGATCGTCTTCAGTAAGTAATCCTTTACTAAATTTATTAAAAGCAAATTTAGAAGCTGACTTTATATCTACTACTGTGCCATTAATCTTGCAATCTAAGTGACCTTTAATACCATTTATCTGTACTTCTTTTTGTTGATCAGTTACTTTATTGCCTGACAACTTAACTAGGAATACAACTAGACTTTCTAATATATGACCATAAAGAAATTTAAGACTAAGAGAAGGCGAGATAGGTTCATTTTGATTTGGTTTTCTTTTTTCAAACCATAGCTTTCTAAGAGGCTTTCCAATATTAGATACTCTTAACTGAAAACCTGTTTGTGGTTTAGACTTACTCCAATCTCTTAAAGCTTGCTTTACTTCTTCTCCAAACTCTTCAATTAACTCTTCTGATATATCTACCTTACCTAGAGATATACTTTCTAAAGCTTTATTTATATCTTCAATTATATTATTCATTAGTGCGTTTCACTCCAATTAAGACCCACCTTATATTCTCCATCAAGAGGACAGTTCAAGGATAACCTTACTCCTGATTCCCTAATTGCTTTAACTCCAAGATCTCCTACTTCTTCAGCATGGTTCTTATATGCTTCTACTTGCCACTCATCATGAACATTAGCTACTACACTAGCATCCAAGTTTGATATTAACTTACTAAAACAAACTAGTGCTTCTTTCATTACTATTGATCCTGCACTTTGTAGTAATGTATTTAAAGCACTGTATTCGTTTCTTATTATTAATGTCCTGCCATCTAAACCCTTAATTCTTCCTTTTGAAGCTTCTCTTTCAACTCTATTTCTAAGATGCTTGAATGATGGGAGATTAGCGATAAATGATTCTCTAAGCTTCTTACCAGTTCGTTTAGATCCTTTTGCCACTGATCCAAGTTTTTCATCTCCTGCTCCGTAGATGAGTGCATAGATGAAAGTTTTTGCCTGATCTCTAGATTCAAGTCCTGCAAGCTTTTGATTAGCGGTGTGTATGTCTCCATTAATGATTTCATTTGTATACTCCTTATCATTCATATAATGAGCTAACATTCTTAACTCAAGTCCTGATGCGTCTATTCCTACTAACTTATAGTTCTTAGGAACTATCCAACATGCTCTACAATCTGAACCATATACAGAAGAGACACTAGGTACTTGGGCCATGTTTGGCCCTCTATGTGTCATACGTCCTGTAATGGTTCCATTAGGATTAACATAGCCTCTAACTCTATTATCTTTAGGATCTAACTCATCTAGCCAACTTTTAATCTGAGCTATTCTTTTTTGCAGCATTAAATAGTTTGCTAATAGATTAGCTTGTGGGATACCTTCAATCTTAGATAAGATACCTTCATCTACTTTTGGCTGGCCTGTAGGCGTAAACTCTTCTGGCTGCCATCCTAAATCTTGTAAGTAGATGCCTATTTGTTTTCTAGAGCCTGGATTAAATTCTTCGATATTAAATCTAACAACCTTATTATTTTGTTTCATAGTTGCAAATTCATGATTAGATAATCGAACACCTTTTCCATCTTTGGTAGTACCAGTTTTAAGAAGAGTACCTTTAGAATTGTACTTAGGAGATATTTCTATTACTTCTGTCTTAGCTTGGAAGTCTTTCTGAATATCGTTTTTATTATTTTCTAGCTCAGAAGTTAGTTTAGAAAGTAGCTGCATACCATGTTGAAAATCAAATAAGAATCCATGATCTCTTTGATTATTTATTAGTACAGCAATCTCATGCTCTAGTTCAATAGACTTAGTAGAAAAGTTTTTTCCTTCAGATTTTAGATGCTGATAGATCTTATAGTTAAGAGATACATCTCTTTCACAATACTCTAGCATCTTAATAGAGAAGGTAGAGTATTCCTCAAAGTCTATCTTTGGGTATTTGAGTTTATATCCCCAGGCTTCAAGGCTATGACCTTCTTCTCTAATGGGATTAAACAGTCTGGATAATACTAAAGTATCTACTAGTTTTTTATTATATAGATCAACGCCAGTAAGTTTCTTAACTACTGGAATATCAAAGCCTAGAATATTGTGACCAATTAACTTGTCTGCTTCTTTTAGCATCTTGAGGCCTTCATGTATTTCTGAAGGGCCATAAGTAAATTGTTCTTCTGTATCAGTATTTAATAAAGATATACACCATATTCTAGTAGCTTTGATATCGTCTGTTTCTATGTCGAAAACATACGACTTCATAGCCTCCACCTTTACCAAGGTATATCATCATGCTCATCTTGACTTTCCTCATACTCAGTAAAAGGATCATCTTCTTTGTCAAGTATCTCAGATAATCTACCTGAGTCTACATTGTATTGTAGATGAGTAGCAATACCTACTTCACCTGTATATCTAGACTTTAGAACTCTAAGCCTAGTCTTCTGAGCTTCATCTTCATCCTGAGACTGTTGATTACGCTCTAATGCAATCACACAATCTGAGATCTGAGCTATACCACCTGATCCTCTTAGATGAGATAAGTTTACTTGTGCGCCATTCTCATGACCTTGATTGCCCTCTAGCCTTCTAAGATGAGATACAAGTAACAGTCCTGCACCTGTCTTCTCTACTATCTTTCTTAGCTCAGTCATAATCTTATCTATGAGTGATCGCTCGTTCTTATCATCAGATGCAGCCACAATCATCTGTAGATGATCTACTACTATCCACTTACAGTTGCATCCTACAATCATGTAATTAATTTTAGATAAGATCTCATCAAAGTTACTAGCTCCAAAGTGGGCATGTATCCATAACCTATCTTGATTATCACCACCTAATACTTTGTTAGATAGCTCTATGTATTTATCTTTACCATAGGCTTCTCGTATATCATCAATGTATAATCTCTGATTAGCCTCGATAGATAAGATACCATCTGCAGTACGCTCCCAGCTCTCCTCTAGCGCAACAATACCTATGTTGTCCTGAGTCTTAGTAAGTAAGTGATACTCTAGCTCTCTTACTACAGAAGACTTACCTAGACCAGTACCACCTGTAAAGGTAACTAACTCTCCTTGTCTCAGACCAATAAGCTTTTTATTAAGTCCCTGCCAAGGATAGGGTACAGAGGGCTTCTGTTCCCTTGTACTAAGACTTGAGATCTTATTTGATAGATTGATAACCCCCGATGGTGTGTAGGTTTGAGCCGCCCAGAAAGCTTTGCTAAACTCAGCCCCCTTACCTGCCTGTAACATTTCATTAGCATCTTTGTACTCATCTGGAAGTATGACTATCCTAGCCTTACCTGCAATCAAATCAGCTACCTTTCTAGCAGCTTCTTTTGCTTTAGGTTCATTGTCATAACAAATAAATACTTCTTTAAATGAATCAATAAACTCAAGATTAGCTTTGATTTCGTTCAAAGACTGTACGCCATTGTTCACAGATACTGCAGCATACTTGCTTCCTTGCATCTGATAGATAGCCATAGCATCACACTCACCTTCAGTAATAGTAAGTATAGGCCCACCACCTTGTAACAACTGCTGACCAAATAACTTCTTATTATCTGTATCTTTAAGATGTACCCATCTAAAGTCTTTGGTTTCAACCTTGCGAACTTTATAAGATACAATCTCATTGTCCTGGTAGTAGGGATACCAATGTTGTAAAGGATTGCCTTCTGAATCCAATAGACTTTTAACACCATAGAATCTAGCAGTATCAGCAGATAGTCCCCTATCTTTTAATGAATTGAATGAAGCTTTGGATATGTCTAAGTCAGTATTTTTAAGTGTTTGGGTTTTAATATTAGTTACTTTTTCTACTGGCTTAGAAGGTGGGACAGGGGCTTTAGCAGCAAGCCCCATTACATCCTTACCATTTCTCCTGAACTTAGTTGGGTTATCATAATTATTAGCCCAACCTTGGCAAGAGAAACAATAAGAAGATCCATCTTCGTTGAGTCCTGCTGCATCGCTACTATCACAGTCAGGCATAACACAAGGTAATCGTTCTTTTACAAACGCCATAATTAACTCCTCAAGGATTAGAAGTATAAATAATTAATCGGAAGATTCATCAGAATCTGGTTCTTTTTTATCCTCCAACATATCATCAGTAAGAAGAGGTTGAATCTCTTGTATATAGCTAAGTTTAGCTCTACTAAGAGAATCAAACTCATTTTGTAGTACAAGTAATTTGTTTTGATGTTCAACTACTTTAGGCCAAAGAACCTGTGCTGCAGGTGGCATTTTAGCTACAACATAAGTCTTATCTCCAATAGTTAAAGTCTCTTTATTTTCCATACTCTCTCCTTAAAAGTCATCATCATCGGTTTCGTATTCTACTAGGTCAAGAACTTGAACAGCTATGAGTTCTAGTCCTTTATTATCACCAGAAGTCCATTCTTTGTATTTAACTCTAACTTTAGAGCCATTACCTACATTACAATTAAGAGGTTTCCAATTACCTGTATCTTCATCTCTTTCATTGCTTATTAACTTAGGTGCTTCTCTTGTAAATCCTGGCCCTTGAACTTTACGCTTTATAATCAAGGTAGGCTGCTCTGATTCATCACCCCAAGATACAGGCTTGTGTTTAACAACAGAAGAACCAAATCCTCTATCAGTAAACTCTTTTGCTTTCTCTTCGCTGACTACAAGATTAACTGAGTATACAGGTTCAAACTTAGTATTAGGATTTGCAATAGAAGCCCACATAGTTAGACCTTCAACAAATCCATATACAGGTTTTTTTGCCTTATCATTTGGCATATTAATGCTCCTTTCTTTTGGGTTAGTAGGAGCTTCTTTATACAAAGGCATATAAGGAAGCTCCCAGATAGAAGCTCTAGAATACTGTACAGTAACTAGAGCTGTCAAGTAGTTTATGATCTGTTAAATTTATCTTCTAAGAAAGCTGGAAACATCTCGAAAATCGTGCTAAAACTGATCTCTTGAGTATCATCTTTAAAGTTCTTTAAAGATTTCTTAGGTTTAAAGTTACTGTTAGGAAAGCTTAGTTCATTACTATCTCCAAACTTTCTATTATGTTTCTTTACAGTAGGGTGGGTTAACACATAATTATAAAAGGACATCTTAACAGTATCATTTGGAATGTCTGTTTGTAGTGTCCAAAACATGTGAACCCATATCTCTTTCTGATCTAATAACTCTATCGTTATCTTCTCATTCTGAGGAAAGTCCATTACAGCATCTAACTGTGCTTTCATAATTGCTCCTTGTTAAAAAAGAAACCCCCTCCAAACTGCAGAGGGGGAATAGGGGGATTAAGCTGCTAATGAAAATGTATTCTTAACAACTTCTATTACTTTATTGGATCTGTCATTTCTAAGGTTAGCCATATTATTAGCTTCAACCTGCTTACCCTTTTTAGATTGAGGGCCATGAGATGACCAATCAGTAAGAGTATTGTAAGCAGCCCAATAATTAGATCCTAATACAGGCTTGTAACGGGTAAGCCATGTTTTTTCAAACATATACATTAGAGCTGTATTACTATATACAGGAGCCTCTAAAGTTAGCTGGCTAGGTACAATACCTGCAAACCCATGTTCATTTCTGTAGTCGGCTACATATTTACAGTTTGCTGCTTTAGCGAACATAAGAAAAGCTTCAGCATCTGTAATGGGTGTATTAGACCACTTGTGCCACAGGTCAACCTCTTGACTAAATATATCTATAGAGCCAGCTATAAGCTTATAACCTTTATCTATATCAAGTCTTTGGTTGTGTCGGTGCTTGTAAAGCATTGATGCTCCAGATACAAAGATCTGATTGTTCTGACAAGCTGACTGATTAGCTCCACAAGATAAACTAACAGGCCAGATACCATTTAAGGAGCTGAGTCCTAAGAAGGTAAGGCAAGCTGTATCTCCACCTGGAGTCTTCATTATCTCATTGGGGAGCGTATGCTTAACAAAACACTTCTCACCATTACCGCCTACCGAAATAACTTCTTCTAAACCATCTAGATTAAGACCAGAGGAGCGAATAACCTCACGTTGATTATCAATCATAGTCCGATAGTTAAGCTGCCTGAGATCAGTTGTGTAGTTTCTGCCATGTATCCCTAACTCAGCTCCATTATCAGTTCTATAAAGAACGTGCTTATTGGAATAGTGAGTTTCATACTCAGTATCTAAATAAGTTAGAGGGCTTCTTGCCACATCAAAGTCAGCATCGCCATAGCCAGTAGGGAATGGATCATTACGATCCAAAGAAATAGTTGTAGTTTTGTTTGGAAAATCAAGAATAATACTACTCATTATTTGTCTCCTAAGTTTTTGCTTTTAAATTTAATGTAAAGCCCTGTAAAGTTTTTCTCTTTATCAAGTACTTTACTTATAGAAATTGAGTGATCAGTAGTAATCTTTCTAGCAAATCGAACACAATTACTCCTAATAGCATTAGTTGCAAGACTAATATCTAATGGACTTGGAAAAGGATTATCGTGCTGTCTATTTTTAAAGACTCTTTCTTTATCTAAAAAGATTGCATCATCTTTTATATTGCTCTCATTAAATAATACTACCAGCATATTTTCTAAATCTTTAGCTACACTTGGTAGATCATTAATAGGAGCATTTTTAACTATTTTTATTTCCATATTGTCTCCTTCATTTGTTCATCTCTAAACTTAGTGTATGTTCTAAGTCCATCATTGGTTAAAAACATTACTGATATATGTTTGTCGTCCACCTCCTTAGTTATATAGCCTGATTTATCTTTATACATATCTCCATAAAACTTACTACTTATAAACTTTTCCCACATCTTTTTAGGTATGTGGTCTGTATCTACTGATCCAAAAAGATCAGATTGTGATGGTGCAGTAGGGGGAATATCTCTTTTAGTTTTATAATATTTCCCTGTCATTTCTTCTCCACCTCGTATGTTTTAAATACTTTTTCATTAGAGTCATACACCCTAATCTCTTCTACCTTTCCATACTCCTGTTTACTATCAGGTCTATAGTACCTATAAGACTGATCTGTATGGTCGTAGAATTGATAGAACCCATCACCTGCATACTCAACCTCGTAATACTTGCCAGTTGCTCTATCATAAACTTCTTTATCAATATGATTGTGAGATGATACATTACTTGACAGTATACTACAAGTAATTAGTAGTAAAACCTGTATACCATTACCCGAACTTTTATTCATATCCTGTACTCCTTTGATTAATTAATAGAAGGGTGCGGTAGATAACAATAACTAATATGCACTATAGACTAGGATAGCTATTGTTTTTGGATAAGGACACTACCGCTTGCCCTTTGGAGTCCTCCTAGCCTATGCTTCTGAGTATCTTTCTGCTAACTCTTCAGCCCTAGAACCTTCATAGTGTTCTATTGCAGAGTCATGCATCTCCCAATACTCTGATATACCAGTAAACTGATCTATCTCATTGAGGTGGTGATAGTCTTTAGTCTCTACCATAAATCCAGGATTATAGTCACCGAATAACCCTGTAATAGGATTAACAAAGCGATAGCCTCGTACACATATTTCAAAGTCTACCTCTGCATCTTCTGGATCTCTGGTAGCTGATACCCATTTAGTTTCATAAGTCCATTCAACCCATACTGTAAAGTCTGCATCAGGTGCTGTCATATTTTGAAAGGCTATCTGAGCTTTCCACTTATCAGGAATAATACTTTTAGAAAGATCTGGTTGAGGCTCCCAAGTAATTAGTTTTTGAAAAGCCTCTTGATTAACTTGCTTTGGTACAGGTAAGTCTCCACTATTCATTACTGTTTCCTCAGTTTACGTTCAAATATTTCACGAATGGCATCTACATCTTCCATATCATTACCATATATTTGCCACTCATGATCTTTAATGGTACTCGTTACCTTGTATCTGTTATTAGGAGCAAACAGTACAAACTTCCTTTCCCAATGATCAATATGCTCATCGGCATGATCAAGCATAATGTCTAGCTCCCAATACATCTGGTAATCTGCATCAGGCCTACCATCATGGTAAGTAGGCTCACCAAACAGATCAATTACATCACAGTAAGGTAGCTCCTTAATAAAACCCAAGGTGCGTTGTTGTCTATTAAAGGCTTCGTTCTTTTCTCGCCACTTGAGATAGAGAGTTACTCCAGGTTCTGATACTTCATATCTCAATACTCGATTACGTACTTGGTTACCATTTGCATCTGTATGTGTATCCATGCTATCTCCTGTTAGCTTTTAGTAAATCATCAAAGGAAGGGGTATACATCTCAATCGTATATCCCATTTCATCTCTTAGCTTTTTAGCTTGAGTAAGATTTAAGGTAGCTCGACTCATAAGTTCGCATACCATTTCTGCTGCTTCATTTATGGGATAAAGTAATTCTTCTCCAAATGTAACCTTACATTGTAAGATTAGTTTTTTGCTATCGTTCATGCGACCTCCTTAGATGATTTACTGAACAGTGGGAAACGAATGTAATTTAAACTAATGAATTCTTCGTTAAGATTGATTGAGACATTATCAGATGACCACAATAGATCGTGGCTCGTTATACTCTCTCTAGAGAAATACCATGCGTTATGAGACTGATACAGTCTTAGACTAGGTACAAACTCTTGTAACAAAGCATTGATTCTTCTCTTGGTAGTGGCTGTTTTCCACTCATCTTCTTCAACGCATTGTTTAGAAAAGATTATCCAAGGCCCAATAATCCTGGCAATATCATTTCCAAATAAGTAAACAGAAGCTGCTTTATTCCCCTTTATTTTTACTTCTGTATTATCTTTGAAGAAAGGCACTCTATTTCTGACTGCCTTATTCATTTCTAAATCAATTTTTCTTAGCATATAAGACTCCTAATGGGGGCATAAAGCCCCCACGATTAAAGGGTTAAAGTAATTAGATTAAGTCGTCAACGAGATCATCAACACTAAAATCATCGGCAAGTTGTTCTGCCATTTCTTTTAGTTTAGCTTCTGCAGCTTCTTGAACTTTATCTTCGAGAGCATCTTTCATCTCTTCTCTGATTCGTTCTTCTACAGAAGTATTACCTTCTAAATAATCATTTACTTTCTCTTCAACATCAATAGATGTTATGGCTTCTTCTGCGATATCACGTATGCTTATAGACATATAGTCTCCTTTGGTTAGTTTAGTAAAGTGTGATTGTGTTGTTGGTAAGGAAAGCAGTAAATCCGTATGTCCTTATCACTTGAATAAAGTTAAGGCCATACAAATACTGCTCGTAAAGATGATTACTATTACCAATCAGCTTAGTCGCTGTCTGGAATAAACCACCTGTGTTCGTTTCATACTTCCAATCATAAGAAAAATCTTCTGCTGCAAAGTAACCTACCTGCCTCTCAAGCAAATGCTCTGCCTTGATTACAAGCTGATTACCTGCAATATGATTCTTCCAATGATCGAAAGACCCGACAGTATCGGCAACGTCCTTGGGCTGATGCCCTTTCATTGCCCTAGCTCCTGCCACATGAGCCTCTCTCAGGACTCGCTGAATATCTTGCATATTAACTCCCATTAATAGAATGATTGATGCCACCTTATAGGTAGCTCCCCGACTTGACCCTAGCTAAAAAAGTCTTTCTTACGAAGTAAGAACAAGAAAGACTTTTTTAGCTAATCACTAATCTCTCCTAGTTTGCCCTCCGCTTCCGTATTACTTGACAGTTAGTGTACATTACTTGACAGCTTAGTACAACTAATTGTTTGTAGAGGAACATTAACTGTTCCCCATAACTAAAGCAACCAAACTCTAATGCAGGAACATCAGTGTTATAGTTTTCTAATTTAATCTTAAATGTCTCCATAGCTTTTCTCCATAAGTTATTGATTCAACTAATGATTCTGATTCTACCCTTACCGCCCTGGCCCTTAGTTTCTCTCTAGGCTTTGGAATAATCTAACTATCTTCCTCGCCTCGACCTCTGGGGGGTTTTTCAAGCAGGCCCTCACAAAAAAGGGGCTGTGAAGAAAAACCCCAACAAACAACACACACCTAGCTACAAGCACTATCTGTGAGATTAATATAGATAGTTAAAAACTAATTAGTCTCCTGGTGATATACGAGATACTAAGTATTTGTTAAGTAGCTTGTAGGTTAAATATATTTATTACTTACTTAGCGTATAAGACCAAGAGACTAATTAGCTTTTAACATTAGCTGTTACTGGAGAATAAAAAAAAGCCTAGATCGCTCTAGGCTTTAAAGAAAGGCTTCAGCTTTACTTAGTAAGTGCGGCTACTAAAGCATTAATAGCTGCTACCACTTCAGGATTAAGCTGCTGATTGCTTGATACCTCTGCAGCGGGAGCTGCTGCTGGAGTTGGCTTTTTAGGCTTAATCTTAGGGGGGTTAGCGAAGAGTGCCTCCATAGGCTGAATAAGATGAGGAAACGCCTTCTTAGCTGCTGTGAGGCTCTTGCACTCTTGGGCTTTATCAAGATCCAAAGTGCAGTATTGCTTCTGCTCCTCTTTGTATTCCTTAACCATAACGTCAAAGCCAGCTCTCATGACTTTGTGATAAAGCGGCCCAGAAGCCTCTTCCGTAGTAATGAGACTAGCAAGCGTATAACAAAGACGATATCTCTGAGCTTGGGAAAGGACTGTAAGGTATTGAACTTGTGGTTTTGCTTTTGGCATATCTAAAACTCCATTTATGAATTTACAAGAGATCTTGTGACCCCTCGCCTTCAGCGACCACTCCGTGGCTTGGGGGTTACAATCTCGAAGGAAATTCGTAAATGGTTTAGTTTTAGTAATGCTAAATGCGGAACCTACAAGTTCTGCCTTATGGGCCTTTTTCAAGCTCATAGATATCAAGCAAATGGTATACGCTTGTGACGGCTCGTTAATACGCAAGATGCTGATATATAAGCTTTATCTCAGAGGCATTAGTGCTGCATAAATAGTTATGGTTAAGGAATTCAAAGTGTCAATGAGACTAATTAATTTGGATATAGAGAAAGCCCATTAGTGCAATCACAGTAGCTAAGAAGCTACCTCATTGTTTTAGACTGTGGAGGGAGTCTTCCGAATAAGAGTAAGCCTAAAAAGATAGGTTCAGCTTTATAAAGAGGATCAAGTGATCTGCTGATTAATTCTGAAGTGTTAGTCTCATTAATACGAGTAGACTCAATTAGTAATTAAAGCTGAAACTTTATAAGCCTAGAGCGTTCTAGAGCTGCTAGTTTGTTCGGAAGTAACGATTCTCAAACGAAGTAGATCTGGTAGTCCTAGCGTTAATCTAGTTAGTAGAACACTGGTAAGCTGACTATAACGTAACATTAGCGCACTAGGGTAGGTAGGATGCCACCCCCCTAGTAGGGTATATATACTAATTCTCATACATTTCACCAGGAATCTAGTGTCAAGTAGTTTAGGTCGGGTATTCAGAGATATTTAGGTCGGGGTATTTAAGAGAATACTTAAAAGTATCTTTATAGTTCTTTACTGTATATATACAGCCCCCTACGGGCTGTTATTCGATTGTAGTATTGATTTTAGATTTGTCAACCCTTATAGTGCATTTCCATGAAAAAAGAATTAACTACGAAGCAACAAGACTTTCTCAGTCATCTTATAGAATGTAATGGTGATCCTAAAGAAGCTGCTAAGAAAGCAGGATACACAGAGCATTATCAGGTAACAAAAGCACTAAAGACAGAAATAATAGATCTAGCTGAAACAATACTAGCACGTTCTGCTCCACAGGCCGCTTTAAAGATGGTAAACATAATGAATTCTGATGAGCCTATACCTCAAGCTAATATGCGCTTACAGGCAGCTCAATCTATCTTAGATAGGATAGGATTGAGTAAAACAGATAGAATTGATGTAACCCATAAGACTGATCAAGGTCTTTTTATCTTACCTGCAAAGAAGGAGACTGTAATAGATGCAGAGTATCAAGAGGCGTAATGGTAGAGTTCCTTTTGGTTATCAAGAAAATCCAGAAGATAGAACCTTACTAGATCCTATACCTGAACAGCTAGAAGCCCTTGAAGAGATTAAAACAATGGTATCTGAGGGTGTGTTATCTTTACGAGAAGGATCTGCTTGGATTTTACATAAAACAGGCAGAAGTCTTAGCTATCAGGGACTAAAAGATAAAGTAGATGGGATGAATATAACTCATGGCTGATTGGGATGATAATCCTGATTTATACCAAAAAGATGAAAATGGTAATTTTCTGCTTAAAAAAGATGGCACACCTCGTAAAGTAAGAGGAAGGCCTAAAGGTGTTAAAAGTCGTGCTTATCATTTTCATAGTGAAACTAAAGAAAAGATTAGAAAACGTAGAGTTGTCAGAACTAAAGAAAAGAAAATAGAGCAAATAGAAAGAAAACTAAATAAACATAGACAAGCTCTAAAAAAAGCTAAAACTGTTTCTGCACAATTAGATAAAGACAATACTTCTAAAATAATTACAGAAGATGAGTTGTCAAGTATTCCTAAAAGCCTTAAAGATGAGGCTACTACTAATGTTATATTCTCCCCTAATGAAGGCCCACAAACAGAGTTCTTAGCAGCAGGAGAGACAGACGTACTCTATGGTGGAGCAGCAGGAGGAGGGAAGTCCTATGCTATGCTTGTAGATCCATTGCGTTATGCACATAGGGCAGCGCATAGAGCCTTGATTATTAGGCGATCTATGCCAGAACTTAGGGAACTTATTGATAAATCAAGAGAATTATATCCAAAAGCATTTCCAGGCTGTAAATATAGAGAAGTGGAGAAAATGTGGAATTTTCCCTCTGGAGCAAAGATAGAGTTTGGATTCTTAGAAAGAGATGCAGATGTGTATCGTTATCAGGGACAAGCTTATAGTTGGATAGGATTTGATGAGATTACACATTTACCTACAGAGTTTAGCTGGAATTACTTAGCTTCACGACTTAGAACAACAGATTCAGAAATAACCCCTTATATGAGATGTACTGCTAACCCTGGCGGTGTAGGCGCACATTGGGTAAAGAAACGCTATATTGATCCTTGTGTACCTGATACTAGCTTTGAGGGGGCTGATGGTCTAACAAGGAAGTTTATACCTGCTAGATTAGAGGATAATCCTTATTTAGCAGAAGATGGTCGTTATGAACAAATGCTTAAAGCATTACCTGCTACTCAGCGCAAACAATTATTAGAAGGTAATTGGGATGTTAATGAAGGCGCAGCCTTTACAGAGTTTACATTAGAAGAACACGTTATCCCTCCTTTTGAGATACCTATTCATTGGGAAAGACTAAAAGGCATTGACTATGGCTATGCAAGTGAATCTGCTTGTATATGGGCTGCAATAGACCCTAGTGACTCAACATTAATTATATATAGAGAATTATATCGAAAAGGACTAACAGGACAGGACTTAGGATATATGATTACAGAAATGGAAATGCAAGATCCGTTTTCTGTAGCAGGTGTACTTGACACCGCAGCATGGAATAGAACAGGGACTACTGGTCCTACTGTTGGAGAAACACTTGTAAAACAAGGACATAAGCTAAGAAGGGCTGATAAGAATAGAATTCAGGGAAAAATACAGCTACACGAATATCTTAGATTACAACAAACTGGTAGGCCAAGGTTGCAAATATTTAATAATTGTCCTAATCTCATCCGAGAATTACAAAGTATTCCCTTAGATAAGGCGAATCCTGAAGATGTAGATACAAAAGCACAGGATCATGCTTATGATGCTTTAAGGTATTTAATTATGTCTAGACCAAGAGTACATGATCCATTATCTCAACTTAGGGATTTACGACTAGAGCAAGCCTATGCACCTGCAGATAGTGTGTTTGGATATTAAAAATGGCTGAAGAAGAAAATAATTTAACAGCAAATGGATTATATTTTAAATCTGTTGAAGATGAGCAAGGGTTAAGTTTAGATCTTGAAGAAAGTTTAAAAAATAATTTAGTTGGATTAGTTCTTGATAGGTATGAAAGTGCTGTATCTGCTAGAGATAGCGATGAGCAAAGATGGATAGCAGCTTATCAAAACTATAGAGGTCTTTATAATAAAGAGGTTCGTTTTAGAGAATCTGAAAAATCAAGAGTTTTTGTAAAAGTAACTAAGACTAAAGTGCTTGCTGCTTTTGGTCAGTTAGTTGATGTTGTATTTGGAGCAAATAAGTTTCCTATAGGTATTTCTGAGACAAAAGTACCTGAAGGAGCTGCTTCAATAGCTCACCTAGATAATCAAAATCCTAATCCTGGTATTGAAACTTCTACTATTGAAAATAGAGATAATCCTTTTGATGTAGGTTATGAAGGTGATGGTAAAGTTCTTAAAGCAGGAGCTACATTTGGTAGTGGTAAGTTTGATACTGTTCCTATTGAAAAACAACTTGAAGACTCTTTAGTTGAAGGAGCAAACCCTGATCCTCAAGTTTTTCAAGTTTCTCCTGCACAAGAAGCTGCAAGGAGAATGGAAAAGCTAGTACATGATCAGATTGAAGAATCTAATGGTTCTAGTGAGATACGTAACTCTTTGTTTGAATCAGCTTTATTTGGAACAGGTGTTGTAAAAGGGCCATTTAATTTTAATAAAAGATTAAATAAATGGAATCAAGATTCAGATGGTAAAAGGAATTATAGCCCTATAGATGTAAGGGTTCCTAGAATAGAGTTTGTATCTATATGGGATTTTTTTCCTGATCCTGCTGCAACTAACATAGATGAATGTGAGTTTGTTTTTCATCGCCATAAGATGAATAAGACTAAAGTTAGGTCTTTAGCTCGTATGCCTTATTTTGATAAGGATGCAATCCGTGAGGCTCTTAACATGGGGCCAAACTATGAAAGAAGAGATTATGAAACTGCTTTAGAAGATGATTCTAGATCAGAAGATTATGGTGCAGCACAATATGAAGTTATTGAGTATTGGGGCGTTATGGATGCCGAATATGCTCGACAAGTTGGTATGGAACTAAGTGAAGATGTAGATGATCTTGATGAAGTCCAGATTAATGCTTGGATTTGTAACGATCAATTACTAAGAGTTGTTATTAATCCTTTTACACCATTTAGATTGCCTTATCATGCTTTTCCTTATGAAAGAAACCCTTATAGTTTTTTTGGTATAGGGGTGGCTGAGAACATGGAAGATTCTCAAAATATTATGAATGGTCATGCACGTATGGCTATTGATAATCTTGCTTTATCAGGTTCTCTTGTATTTGATGTAGATGAGACTGCTTTAGTAGGTGGTCAGACAATGGAGATATATCCTGGCAAAATCTTTAGAAGACAAGCTGGCGTTCCAGGCCAAGCCATTAATGGATTAAAGTTTCCTAATACCTCTACCGAAAACATGATGATGTTTGATAAGTTTAGACAGCTTGCAGATGAACAAACAGGTATTCCTAGTTACTCACATGGCATGACAGGCGTACAGAGTATGACTCGTACTGCTTCAGGGATGTCAATGTTACTAGGTGCAGCTAGTTTAAATATTAAAACAGTTATTAAAAATCTTGATGATTTCTTACTTAAACCTTTAGGTGATGCTTATTTTCAATGGAATATGCAGTTTTTAGATTCTGCACTAGATGTAGAAGGTGATTTAGAAGTTAAAGCTACAGGTACAAATAGTTTAATGCAAAAAGAAGTCAGGAGCCAAAGGCTGACTACTTTCTTGCAAACTATACAAAATCCTGCAGTTGCTCCATTTATTAAAATAAATAAATTAATAAGTGAGTTAGCTTTAAGCCTTGATTTAGATCCTGACGAATTAATGAATGATCCTGAAGAAGCTGCTGTAATGGCTCAAATAATAGGACTACAAAATGCTGGACAAGCAACTGGCTCGGAAGCTGGCCCCGATAACCAACAACCAGGAGTTATGGGAACCCTTGAAGGAGTACCTCCTGAAGCTCAAGGACTTGGAGTTACAGGTACTGGTGGCGGCAACATCGGAACTGGAAATGTACCGCAGCCAGGGGAAGGTGAATTTGCTGGTACGCCTAGAGCAGTTGAAGGATAGCGTTAATGAAGCTAAAGATAGGAGCGAGTAATGGCTAAAGAAGAAGATGTAATAGAAGAAGTAGTTACTCAAGCAAGTTTATCTGATACTGGCCCTAGAGGAAGAGGTGGGGGTAATCCTTTTAGCGGAGATGCAAAAGCAATAACACAAGTTTTACGAGGTATAGCTAAAGGTATGTTCAGCCCTGAAGGGGTGGCAAATACAATTTCGGTTGGAGGCTATGGGATAGGTAAAGCTCTTAAAGCTAAAGCAGATGCTGGAGATTTTAATACAGACAGAGGCCCAACTGGCCCAACTGAATATGAAAGTGAAATGGAAGAAAGACGTAATCCTGTTGGCCCAAGACTTGGCCCTGGAAGTTTATTAGATCCAAAAGCTGTGGGCGGCATGATGTATAACAAAGGTTCTTTAGTAGGTAATCAATCATTACTAGATAAAAATAATGATGGGAAAATTTCAGGTGAGGATTTTAAGATGCTGCGAGAGAAAAAAATATTTGGTGGTTTATTAAGATTAAGTAGTGCAGGAGCTAGAAAAGCAGGTAAATTATTATTAGATGATGCAACTAAAGATATTAAAAAGATTTCTAAAGATCTGCCTAGTGATGTTGAAGATAGAGTAAAAGATCAATATTCAATTAGACAAGATCAAATTGATCAAGGTTTTGAGGATGCAGCTAAAGAAGAAATTTTAGCGCAACAAATTGAAAATAGATATCACATTCAAGCATTAGAAGATTTTTTTTCTGGAGAGCCTAAATTAGAAAAAGCAATTAAACAATTAAGAAAAAAAATCTATAGTAAAGTAAAAGATAAAGATGTTGCTGATGATATTTATGCCGCTAAATTATTAGAGTTAGAACTAAAATATGCAAAACGATATAAACAAATAACAAATGATTCTTCAACAGAGTTTTTAGAAAGACAAGAACAAATGGCTGATTTTGAAATGCCTAGATCTTTATTAGCTGCTGAAAGAAAAGCTATTCAAGATTATGAACTAGAGTTAGAAGGTGTAGATGATATTACTGCTCGTGCTATGGATGAAGAAACATACTTTATAGATACACCTGAACAAAGGTTAGGTAGAAGGCTTAGTCCTCAAACTTTAGGAAAAAGAAATTTAGATCCTCGTTATAAAGAATTTGGAATTTCTGAAGAAGATTTAAAGCCTTTAACAGAAGCACAAAAACGTAAAAATGCTAAAGAGCTGGAAAGAATTAAAAAGCAAGGCATACCTTTTAATAAAGGAGGCAGAGTAGAGTATCAAGAAGGCTCATTAATGGTTCCACCAGAGATGGAATCAGATATGCCTATAGATACTTATCCTAATATACCACCTGAAGAGATGGCTGCAGCAGAAGCATCACAGTTACCTGATGCAGAAATGGAAGATAAATACATGGACTTTGTTCTTGATCAGTCTCTGGATGATGACGAACAAAGTTACTTAATGAACGCTTTAGAAGACGATCCAAAGCTAAGTCAAATATTTGATAAGGTGATTACGACCGCTTCTGAGTTTACTGGTGCTGGAGAAGTCGAAGGCCCAGGAACAGGTGTATCAGACTCAATACCTGCCAGATTGTCAGATGGCGAGTTTGTATTCACCAAAAAAGCTACCGATCAAATAGGCGCAGATAACCTTCAGATGATGATGGATAATGCTGAACGTGCATTTGATGGTGGCATGATGAGAGAGCCTAAAAGGATGGGCGGTATGATGATGGAGGATGAAGATCCTGATCTGATGGAAGCTATGTCTAATGAAGATATCAATAGACAAATGCTAATGTCTAATCGTGCGCCTAGCTTATTAGGTACAAATTAATATAAGGCTACCTTGTATACACAAGCCCCAAATTCTAAAGACGTTTAGAAATGGCTACCTTGCAAGAAAACAAGCCCCTTAGAAAAGGAAAGAGTAATGTCTGATACAGATATAGTAGAACAGGAAGAAGTTCCTAACCCTTACAATATGAGAAAGCCTTGGCATAAAGGGCAGGATAAACCTGCGCCTAAAGCTGATGAACTTTTTTATCAAGAGGAAGAACTTGTTTCTAATACTCAGGCTACCCGAAGAACTAAATCGGCCCCTGAAGATACTTCTACTACCAATTATAAAAAACGATACGATGATCTAAAGAAACACTATGATCAGAAAATAGGTGAGTTCAAGCAGAAAGAGATGGATTTCCAAGCTCAACTGCAATCAACTCAGCCTCGATACGAAGCTCCTAAATCTCAAGAAGAACTTCAAGAGTTTAGAGAAGCTAATCCTGACTTGTATGATACAGTTGAATCTGTAGCCCATAACATTGCATCTGAACAGGTAGGTAGTTTGCAACCTCGTCTTTCTGCTATTGAGCAACGAGAACGAGAGATTGCAATACGAGAAGCTGAACAGACAATGCGAGATAATCACCCTGACTATGAAGATATTAAGGGATCTGATGATTTTCATTCTTGGGCTGAACAGCAACCAGATCAAATACAAGATTGGATTTATCGTAATCCTGATAATGTTACTTTAGCTTCAAAAGCTATTGATCTTTATAAAGCAGAAACTGGTATAGGACAGAACTCTCAAAAACCAAGTCCAAAAAAGAAATCTGTAACTACAGGTAATGCTGCTGATATGGTTTCTACTAAAACAACAAATGTAGAACCTAAGCAGCCTAAAATTTGGACTGAAGATGAAATTGCGAAGATGTCCCTTGATCAATTCGACAAGTATGAAGATGAGATCAAACTAGCTCATGCAGAGGGAAGGATTCGCAGAAGTTAAATTCTTTTCTTAGGAGAAATATAAAATGGCTGCAAATACGAGCGATCAATTTTTTGAACCCAGTACGGATACTAATGCGAACTTTGCGAACTCCGTATCGGGTCAAACTAACTCGTTTTTCTTACCCAAGGTCTATTCCAAGCAGGTTCTAAACTTTTTCCGTAAAGCTTCTGTAGCAGAGGCTATTACAAATACGGATTATGCTGGTGAAATTGCTGCTTTTGGAGACACAGTAAGGATTATTAAAGAACCCGAAATTACTGTAGATCAGTATGAAAGAGGACAAGACATAACAGCTACTAAATTAACTGACCAAGAAGTTACGTTAATTATAGATGTTGCTAATGCTTTTAAGTTTATCGTAGATGACATTGAAACAAATATGTCTCACGTTAACTTCAGAGAGGTTGCAACTTCTTCTGCTGCTTATGCTCTTAGAGATGCTTTCGATACTGGAGTAATTGCGACAATGTTTGCTGGAGTATCGGCATCATCACCTAATCATATATTAGGTTCTGATAATGCTACCGATCTAGCTGCTGGTACTTTTGATGGTACTGGTAATCTAGATATTGGTTACGCTTCTGGTGAGCATGATCCTATTGACGTTCTTTCTCACATGGCACGTTTGCTTGATGAGCAAAATGTACCTGAAGAAGGGCGATGGTTCTTAGCTAATCCTGAGTTCTACGAGCAGCTAGTAGCAACCTCGTCTAAGTTAATGTCTGTAGACTTTAATGCAGGACAAGGTTCTATTAGGAATGGTCTAGTAAGTTCTGGTCTATTGCGTGGATTCAATATGTATAAGAGTAATAATATTGCTGCAACATCTAATGCTGCAGGTAAAGTTATTGCTGGGCATATGTCTTCTACCTGTACTGCACAGACGATTACTAATACAGAAGTATTACGTGATCCTAGCAGTTTTGGTGACATTGTACGTGGACTTCACGTATATGGAGCCAAGGTTCTTAGACCCGAAGCATTAGTTTCTGCCTTCTATGGTATAGACTAATATTAAAATGTGGGGAGTTGTTTCGGCAGCTCCCTATTTTAATAAGGATAAGAAATGCCACAAATAGGAAGTGAAAAAGATCCTATAAGAATGAGTCCTAGAAGAAAATCTAAAATTAGGGGTCATTATTTAAAAATGGAAGATCGTAATAAGTATTACGAAAATTACGATAAAATTTTTAAATCTAAGACTAAAGAAAAGGATTAGATATGTACGGAAGAAAAAAAATGATGGGCGGTAGTAAAATGCCTAGAATGAAAGCAGCTATGGGTAAGTATGTTTCTGTTAATGAGTTTGAAAGAATGTGTGCTAGAAAACATAGTATTCCTGAGCATGTTAAAAACTATTCAGATGATCCTAAAATTAAACCTAAACAATAATATTGGGAGATAAATATGCCTCAAGGAAAAGGCACATACGGAAGTAAACGAGGAAGACCACCTGCTAAAAAGAAAATGATGGGTGGAAGTAGAGTTACTTACAAAAAAGGTAGTCAAGTTAAAAAATTAACTAAACGCCAAGAAGAAACTTTAAAAAAACATTCTAAACATCATTCTGCAAAGCACATGGCAATGATGCGTAAAGAGATGAGAGGAGGTTCTACTTTTACTGCAGCTCATAAAAAAGCTCAGAAAAAAGTAGGTAAGTAATGTCAGAAACTTATCTTAATCTTTGCAATGATCTATTAAGAGAACTTAATGAAGTAACTTTAAGCAGTTCTACTTTTTCTAGTGCTATTGGGGTTCAAGCACATATAAAAGATAGTGTTAATAGAGCTTATCTTGATATTGTTAATGAAGAGCCACAATGGCCTTTTCTTGCAACAGGATTAAGTGGATCTACTGATCCTATGTATGGCAATGTTTTTATAGAAACAGTAGCTGGTACTAGATGGTATTTACTTAAAAGTGATAGCTCTAGTATTAATACAGATTATGGTTCTATAGATTGGGATAATTTTCTTTTAACTACAGTAGGTGTATCAGGAGAATCAGCTCCTTTTACTGTAAAAAATTTAAGATTTACTACTACTGAAGAATGGAAAGATTATTTTAGAGTTGCTCAAAATAAAGATGACGCAGATACTCAAAATTTTGGTGTTCCTGATAGAGTAATTAAGAGTCCTGATAATAGAAAGTTTGGATTAAGTCCTATACCAGATAAAGTGTATAGAATCTTTTTTTATGCTTATAACTTACCTACAGAACTTTCTGCACATAGCGATCAATTAGTATTTCCTAATACTTATAAGCCTGTATTACTAGCTAGAGCTAGATATTACGTTCATCAGTTTAAAGAAAATCCTCAAGCTGCTGCTTTTGCATTAGAAGATTATAAACGAGGTTTACGTTTAATGAAGTTAAATCTTACAGAGCAAGCACCAGGATACTTTAAAGATGACAGAATAAGGTTTCTCTAATGTCTCAGCCTTTTGCCTTATCTTGTCGAGGTGGTTTAAATGTAAATTTAAATCAACTTGAAATAATGAGACAGCCTGGATTAGCTACAAAGTTATTAAA